GAAAGACAGCATTGCATAATGTTTCCCACATATTATATGTTCAAAAAGAAAAAGAAACATTTTGTTATTAACTTTATGAACGAAAGTATGGAAGTCTGGGAAAGTCAAGAAGGTGTTTTTATGTTAATAGATTTAGAACTTGGAAAAGAAGTATAATATGATAAGTTTAATAGGTTCTCTTTTAGGATTTGTTACTTCTACTGGCCCTGGTTTATTTAAGATGTACATGGACAGTAAACAAGATCAAAGAGACAAAGAACATGAACTTAAAATTTTAAGCCAACAAGCTCAAGATAAAAGAGACGAAGCTTTAATTACTAACACAGGTAAAGCAAACTTAGCTATTCATCGAAATTACGCTGAAGAAACTAAAAGAGCTAGTCAATGGGTAGTAGATTTATCAGCAACCGTAAGACCTTTAATTACATATTTCTTTTTCTTGGAATTTGTTTTGCTTACTTTTCTTTCAGCTTTTGGACTGATAAGCACAGAGCTTTTTCAGAAACTTTGGTCAAACGAGATAGTCAGTATTTTCAGTGTTATCATAAGTTTTTGGTTTGGTCAACGCTTAGTAAGCAAATGGTCGAAATGATAAATAAAAATGGTGTTGAATTACTAAAAGATTTTGAAGGATTTTCTTCTACTCCTTATAAAGATGTAGCTGGAATTTGGACAATAGGATTTGGGTCTATTTATGGAATAGACAATAAAAGAGTAACTGAAAATCATCCAAACATTACTGAGGAAATAGCTCAGGAATTAATGGAAAGAGATTTAAAAACTACAGAGTTTACAATAGCTAATCTTGTTAAAGTGCCGCTTACTGAAAATCAATTCTCAGCTTTATGTAGTTTTGTGTACAACATCGGTTCAGGAGCTTTTCAAAGAAGTACAGCAAGAATGAAATTAAATAGAAAAGATTACGAAGGTTGTGCAAATGAATTGCTTAAGTGGAAATATGCTGGTAAAAAAATAATTCCTGGTCTTTTACGTAGACGAAAAGCAGAAAGAGAATTATTCCTAACGGAGATTTAAAATAATGAGTTACAGAACTGTTATTGATAACGTACTGACTAGGCTTCGAGAAAATACTATTGGTTCTGATTGGTCAGGAGCTATCTCCGCATCTTCTGAGCTTGACGATTATCAGAAGTTAATAGGAGTATTAGTAAATGAGATTAAAGAACACATTGAAAATTCTTGGGACTGGACTTCTCTTCGATCTATTCAAACTGTAACTACTGCGGCTAGTACTGTAGAATACGATATGCCTAATGTAACAAATCGTTCTAGAATACTACAAGTTATTGACAACACTAATGACTCCGTTTTACGACAAATTAGTGATTCTGATTTTTTTAATTATACATACGTAGGTACTACTCAAACTGGACAGCCATTTTATTATCGCTTAGAAGATAATGATATTCATTTTTGGCCTACGCCTGATGCTGTGTATGACATTAAAATAAATGTAGTTATTCCTCAAAATGACTTAACGCTTGCTGCTGACACTTTTACGGTACAGGAAAGGCTTGTAGAATTAGGCACCTATGCTTTGGCTCTTAATGAACGTGGAGAAGACGGTGGTACTATCAGCGAAACAGCAGGAGCTAGGTTTGACAGTGCATTATCAGATGCTATTTCTCAAGATGCTCTTCGAACTATAGACGAGACTGTTTGGTATGCCAGCTAAACCTACAACACCTATTGTTCTTAATGGGCTAGGCTCAAGAGGACTTAATACTCAGGGGCAGACTTCTACTCTAGGTCCAGAGTGGTTGACTGAGGCTGAAAATATTGTATATGACCTTGAAGGTCGTATGGGACCACGTCAAGGTGTTAAACAAATATCAAAGACTGTAGCTTCTCCAGTAAAATCTTTTGGATGTTATACTAAAAGTGATCGTACTACAGAATGCTTTGGTGGTTCTGGCAGTACTATTGTAAAACTAGATACTACAGTAACGCCTAACAACTTAACTACTCAGTCTTTTTCTGGTACACCCCAGACTATCACTGATAGTAACTGGCAGTGGATTAACTTTAACACTGAGTTTTGGGGTATCCAAAGTGGACATAAGGTTATAAATTATGATGGAACTAACTGGTACGATATTGATGACTTAGGTGCTTACGCAGCGCCTACTGGTCCCACTACCTTTGATCCCTCTTGTGGTTTAGGTGAGTTTGGTCGTATGTGGTACGGTGGTATTACTGAAGACCCTGGCACTCTGTACTACTCTGATAACCTTATCGGTGAAAAACTTACTGGTGGTGCTGCAGGAGTTTTAGATTTACATACAGTCTGGGGCAATGATGAAATTGTTGGGTTGGCTGCTTTAGAAAATAAGATTGTTATTTTTGGTAAAGAAAATATAGCAATTTACAAGGGTGCTGAAGACCCATCAACAATGGTTCTTGAAGAACTAATTAGAGATAAAGGACTTGCTGGACGTGACAACATTGTGTACGTAGGTGCTGACATAGTCTTTCTTTCTTATGAAGGTCTAGAGTCTTTTCAACGTACAACTCAAACAGATGGTAGATCACCGCTAGAAGGACTTACAACTACTGTCCGTAACGCTTTAGTACGTCTTTTAGTTGATGCTGACGTAGACAATATTAAAAGTTGTTACTATCAAAAAGAAGGTTTTGTTGTTACTTTTATGCCAGATGATGACATTGCGTATTGTTTTGATTTTGCTTTAGGTAAGAAAGAATTTCCTCGTATTACTATTTGGACTTTTAACGATAATCCTCTTTGTGCTTTTAGTACCGTTGATGGTAAAATGTACATGGGTTTATCTAATTCTGTAGCAGAGTATGATGGTTACTATGATGTATCAATTAGTGACGTTACAGGTACTTATGGCAATCAAAGTGTTTGTGAAGCTGCTGGTAACACTTGGAGATCACCTATTTGTTGGGCTTACACAAACAATCAATACAACTGGTCTTTTCAAAGTCCTTGGTTAGACCTTGGAAAGCCTGTTGTAGCTAAAATTGTTAAAACTGGATTGATGTCTATTAGTGGCGGTGAAGACGCTACGAGTACTATTTTTATTTCTAAAGATTACGAAGAGGACAGCATCTACTCAAAAACATTTACCCTTACATCAGACGCTACTACGTATTTATGGGGAGATCAAACTTCTTTATACGGTATTGCTAAGTATGCTCCTGCTGCTAGTCCAAGACAATATAGAGTTCCTCTTGCACGTACTGGTCGGGTAATCCGTATTAAAATGACTACAGAAGTTAAGGGTAAAGCATCAACTTTAATTACAGCCGTGCTTTTATCAAAGCTTGGCAAAATACGATAACTAAGAGGTAAACAAAAATGGCATCATTACTTGGTGACTTAATTGCTGGTGGATTGAGCTATCTAGGTTCTAGAGAACAAGGGAGAGCCGCTACTAGCGCAGCGGAAGCACAGGCTGCAGCTATCCGGCAACAATCTGCTGATGCACTAGCGGCTGCAGAACCTTGGGCTATTGGTAGTTTAGGAGGCACTGCTGCCTTTGATAGCGAAGGTCGCTTAGGTACACTTATGCTGTCTCCTGAGTTAACGGATATATATCAAGGAGCTTTAGCCCGTAGTGGTCTGTGGGGAGCACAGGCGTTAGAGTATGGCCTTGATCCTTTTGCTGCTGCTGATGTTTTTTACCAACAACAAGAGCCTATGTTTACTGAGCAAGAAAATAGAAAAAGAACCGATTTGGAAACACGTCTTTTGGCTCAAGGTCGCTTAGGTTCTACTGGTGGTGCTGAAGAACAACGTGCTTTAGAAGAGGCTATTGGTACTGGTCAGCTACAACGTAGGGAACAGTCTTTCAACCGCGCTCAGGCTTTGATTGACACTCTCCTTGGTCGTGAGTCTGGTGACCTTGGCCGTGCGACTGGCCTGTTAGATATCCCGTTACAGTACGCCAATGTGGGCCGTGGTATCGGTGGTACTCTTGGGCAGACTGCAAGTGCTGGTCTGGCATCTCAAGCCTCTGCACAGCAGCTTCTTGCGAGAACCCAAGCTGCTGCTGGTACGCCGATGAGTGCTGGTTTGTTAGGACTAGGGGATGTTGTTAGGCAGAACTTTGGAACTAGGAGACCTTAATAATGGCTATTAACCCAACAGGGATATCTTGGTTAGATCAGTGGATATTAAGCCAAGGTGGAAAATTGAGAGGGGACACTGCTGATACTCCTGATGCAACTGCTGCCTCTGCTCCTCCTCAGTACTACCCTAAGCGTTGGGTAGACCGCTACTTGACTGACGAGAATTGGGACTATAATGACGATAGCTCTGTTTCAGGTCCCTCTCCTAGCATTTCTGTTGGGGAGAGCTTTGAAAGTCTCTTTGATAGCGCTAAAGGTATCTTCGATAACTTTGAAGTTGGGGATGTGTTTGATGTTGGTGAGGGGGCTAAAGGTTTATTTTCGGGTGGCTTAGGTGGATTGGTAGACGGCATCAAAGCTGACTTTAGCAACTTCTTGGCTGCAGAGTTTGATCCTATTAACACTTACACTAGGGGCAACCAAGGGCCTTTCTCTAATATGGTTAGAGCATTGCAAGACCCCAGTGTTGGGATGGGTCGAAAAGTTGGTGCTTCTATGTTAGGCGTTGGCAGTACACTCCTCGGCGGTTTGTTGGGTGGTCCTTTTGGACTGTTTGGTAGTGCTGCTTCTGCTCTAAACTCAATGGGCGCTTATCACGATTGGAATCCAAACGAGGACAGTAATCTAGCTTACAACCCTGCAACTTCTAAGTTTGAGTGGGACAGTGAGGCTCCAGGCGGCGGGGGTATTCAATGGGGACCTAAGAGTGCTAGAAACATGGCTAAAGATATTACCGAAAATCATCCTGACGAGTGGGTTACTATTCAAAATGAAGAAGGTGCCCCTTTGGGACAAATTCAAGGAAAGGATTTAGCTGACTGGGTGGATATGACTACAGGCGTATTAGGTCCTGATGGACGTATGTCTATGTCAGCATATGAAGACCCGTTTGCATTAGGTTACATGACGGATATGTTTGGCCCTGGTCCTAGTATGTCTATGGACTTTCCTGGCATGACTAACAGTGAAGCACTTGGCTCCTTGAGTAACAAAGAAGGATATGCGTGGAATAGCCTCGCGGCTAACAATCCTACACTGGGTTATAATGACCTTGTAGATTTAGCGGCTCGGGAACAAGCGCAACTTGAAGAGTCTATGGCTCTATCAGGAGATTGGGCTTCAGGACCGTATGGCGGGACGATTGGCGGGCTATCTCTGGATGATGCTTTTGCTAATGCTATGGAAGAAGCTGGTCCCACTGGCACTGTTGACAGTGGAAGTGATGGGTCTAGTAATGGATCTAGTAATAATGATGGCGATGGTTGGGGTAGCTTCAGCCCGTTTTAAATGATATAATAAAAGGAACATATGAAAATGGCTAGACAAGGTTTATTTGCAAACACTATGGGTACTGAAGCAGCCCAACGTAGGGCTGAGCTAGCTAAGGAACGTCAAGCGTACCTTGAAGGTAACATCTATAGTGATCCTTTGGTTAATATAGCTGCACAATCTCAACGTGGTATGCGTCAGGCTTTTCGTGACATTGGTCAAGGGGCTGCTACATCCATGCTTGGGGATCAAGCGTATCAGGACCCAATTCTTAAGCAAGCTATTAAGAGGGATAAAGACCGTTCTGAAATGAACAAACTGTTTGAGAACGCCGCGCAGGACGGTGTAATCACTGAGGCTGAGTACGACTCAATTATTGCTGAACTATCTGGACGTGGGTACGTCAACGAGGCTGGAGAGGTAATGAAGCGTAAACAGAATGAGTACGGTTCTAAATTCCAACAGTCTGAAGCTGCTGCTAGGAAGGAAGAAGCTGATACTCAGAGAACTTGGAAAGCTCTTCAGTCAGAGAAGGACCGTATCGCTAGGGAAATTATTGAGACAAGACGTATTACTGCATCCGCTACATCGGACGATAAAAAGATTGCAGCGAGGGATAAACTAGCTGAACTAGATCGTCAACAGAAAGCAGTGCTACAGCAGGAGCGTATCATCGCTCAATCTGAACTTCAGAAACAACGTGATGAAGCTGCTGGAGAGAGAGGTATTACAAACATCCAAGGACAGGCTGCTATTCAGGCCCAGCGTGATGAAGCTGCTATGGAACGAACCATGAAAACTATCGAAGGTAAGCGTCCACGTCCTGTCACAGTCCCAAGTCGAAATGAGTATAAAGTTTTCGGTAGTGTATATAGTTCTAATAAACAAGTTAGAGACGCTTTGGATAGTGTATTTGGTCGTAGATGGCTGTCTATATCAAAAGGAGAACAGAATGAAGTATACACTGAAGCAAAGAGGCTAATGGACAGTGGTGAAAAGTCTTTAGAGAACGCTCTCATTAGAGCAGGAGCTAATGTTAAAAAAGCTAAAGCCATGAGGGGAGTTAAATAGTGGCGGAAGTTTTCACCATAACTGATCAGGACTTACAGGACTACCCTAATCTTCAACAAAAGGGTGCTGTAGTAGGTGATAAAGTTATAGACGGTAAGCTTGTTAAACAAGAAGAATACGCACAAAAACAAGAAGATTCTACTGCTGAAGAGTACATTCTAACTAAAGATGACATCTCTATGTACCCTAATCTACAGGAAAAGGGAGCAGAACCAGGGGACATTGTAAGGGAGGGTAAGCTTGTACGTACAAGATACAACGATAGTCTAGCCCAGTTTAAGTATCAGTACGACAAGTCTGAAGGGTTTACACAAATGGTCGGAGACTACCTTGAGTCTCTGATGCCTCTTGGTGGTTTTGCTTATGATGACGTTGAGGGTTTTGGTTATCAAACTGCAGATGAGCGGTGGGGCAAGGGTTTTTCTGATGCGACACCCCAGGAACGTAGGGACATGATAGCCAAGAAAAGGGCTGAGTGGCTACAGCAGAAGTGGGGACAAGACTTTAGGGAAGACGAAGACTCTCTGGCAGGGATGGCAGGTACTGTAGTAGGCTCTATGGCAGACCCTTCTACTCTTCTGCCTGTTGGCGCAGGTCTTAAAGGTGTTACTGCAGCAAGTGGTGCCTATGGTGGAGCATTCGCTGCAGCTAGTGATTTATCTAAGACAGGAACTATTGACCCTGTTAATGTTCTTGTAGGTACTGTTGCAGGTGCTGCTACAGGCGGGGCAATTAAGTTTGCTGGTGATAAACTAATACAGGGACTGGATAAGAGCTTAGTCCGTAAAGTTAATAAAAAGATTGATGACTTAAAGAACCAAGGAGTAGAAGTTAGTGACGCTGTAATTCCTCAGATTGCAGATGACCTTAAAGTGTCTACAGATAAAATTGTACGTGCGTTCAACCGCACGGGTTCTGATCCGTACTACGGTGTCCCCTCTAAAGGTGAACGTGAGGTTCAACACGCTATGGCTAATGATAGTGCTGTAAGCCGTGTTAAGAACCAATGGATCGACAACGCATTAGGGACAATCTCTACTCGTGTTCGTAACTACTCCCCTGACGTATTCAAAAGGCTTATGAAGTTTGAGCACGATGTTCATTACAAGACTGAAATGCGTCTTGAGAAAACTCAAGCGTTCAGTAGAGCCTTAAAAGATATGGATCAGAGGGTGTACGGTGACGTTACCATGTACCTAAATGACGGTAATTTTAAGGCTGCTGAAGGTATTATGGAGAGGTATGCACCAGAAGCGTATGAAGCTTTCCAGCCTGTTAAGAGTGTTCTGAAAGAAGTCTACGGAGACTTGAAAGACACTGGTTCTACTTTCGACTACGTATCTGATTACTTCCCACGTATGGTGAAGGACATAGATTCCATGCGCCTTAAGTTAGGCAAACGTGAACAAAATCTTATTAATGTAAACCTAGAGAGATACGCAAAATCTAATAAGATATCGGTACATCAAATCCCTGCTCAGGTTAAGGAAGACATAGTTGAGAACCTAGTTAAAGGGTTCGAGGTTAGGCAGAGTCCTACTGGTAAAGTTAGCTTTGAAAAGTCGAGACAGTTTGTTAGAATACCTGAAGAGTTAAGAGGGGAGTACTACAAACCTGAAGAAGCTTTAGAGAAGTACATACGTTTTGCTACCAATACTGCAGAGCGTAGACGTATGTTGGCAGGTGATGCTAACCCCCCTAAACTTACTGTAGACAATCCTGAGCAAGAAGTTAATGACGGAATAGCTAACCTTTTAGGGCAGCTTAGAAATTCTGGAAAGATTGATGAACTTCAGGAGTCAAACCTTATAGAGTTATTAGGTTCACGTTTCAACCCTAAAGCTGAACAATCACCACATAATGTTATTGGTGCAGTCAGAGACCTTGGGTACATGGGAACTATTGCTGACGTTATGTCCGCTGCCAAGCAGTTAGGGGACTTAAGCATGACAGGGTACAAGCACGGTGCTGTAGCTCTGGCTAAGGCTATTATCCCTGGTGGTAATAAGATGTCGCTAAAGGACATTGGTTTGTACAACACAGTGTCCCATGAGTTTAGTAACCCTAGTGCTCTGTCAAAAGCTCTGGATAAGATGTTAGGGGTATCTGGTTTTAAAGCTATTGACCGTTTGGGTAAAACCACATTCATTAACGCCGCTCTTAAGAAGGGTCAGAAGTTAGCTAAAACTTCTAAAGGCAGACAGAAGTTGACTAAAGAGTGGGGGGATGTTTATGGCCCAGAGATGGAAGCGTTGTTAGCTGACCTTGAAGCTGGTAGAATTACCCCTCTGGTAAAGCAACATCTATTCACTGAGCTTTCTGGTGTTCAGCCTATCACGCTTAGTGAGATGACCAAAGTGCAGTTAGACAATCCTAACGCTCGTATCCTATATATGCTCAAGTCCTTTATGTTAAAGCAGTACGATGTTGTTAGAAGGGATGTTGTCCAGAAGTGGAGAAAAGGGAACAAGAAAGAAGCACTAAGGAACGCTACACTGTTAGGACTTTGGTTGTCCAGTGGTAACCTCGCTGTTGACACTGCAAAGAATATAGCACTAGGACGAGAAGTCGATCCTAATGACTTACCTACTGAAGCCCTTTGGTCTCTTGCTAGTATCTATGGTGGTTCTAAGTACGTCACTGATAAATATATTAGCACTGGCAGGATATCAGAATGGTTAGCTAATCAGGTTGCTCCTGCTGCTCCTCTAGTAGACATTGCTGGCGGTTTGATTACTGAACCTTTCAAGGAAGAACCAGACTACGGTAAAGTGTACAAAATGATTCCAGGTCTAGGGACTATTTTATACAACTATCTTGGTGGTGGTCTAGAGAAATGGCAAGACAGGACTTATTGGGATGACTGATAAAAAAGAGAAAGGTTTGTTCCAACAGATATGGGACGATATGCCTTGGTGGGATAGAGCCGCCCTAGCTACCGCTCCTATACCTGTAGTTGGTGATATAGTAGGGTTTGGCGCTGACGCTAAGAATTTATACGACGACCCTAGTTGGGCTAACGCTGGGCTGATGGCTGCTGGTCTATTACCTTGGGTTCCTTCTGCTGGTATCACACGTACTGCACAGAAGGCTATGACCAACTTACGTAATGATATTCCAGGGTTCTATGGTGGAGGAGGCAGGATTAAACAAGCTGCAGCGTGGGCTAACACAATGCCTGAAGGCGTTAGCAATATGGTTAAATCAAGGTACGCTCCAGAAGCGAGAGCAATACAAAAAGAATTTAATATTAGTGCTGCTGACCAGAAGGCTGCACGTAACGCTCTTAAAATATCTGAAGAAGTTACCCCTGACCTTCGATCTTTAGAGGGTCAACTTCGTAAGATGAAGAAGGCAGGGGAAGATAACACTCCAGCTTTTAAAGCAATAGATGAGAAGGCTAAAGCACTACGGTCTACAGCTTCCCAAGAAGCTAAGAAAGCTATGGGCCAATTAAACCAATCCCGGTCTATGATTAATCAGTATCAAGGTACTTCAGCATCTAAAGGTTTCTTAAATAACATAGACGAGATTGATCACGTTGCTACGTTTGAGAAGTTTAACGTAGATGACTACTATGATACTGTTGGTGATCTATCTGGTATGGCTAAGGACGAGGTAGGAGAAATCTTTAAGCAAATTGAAACCTTACCAGCTATAGGCATGAAGGGTAAAGATTACCAGATGAATATCCGTAGGGTGCATTCTGGTTCCGCTGGTAACCTACAGCAAGGACTTGACAAGTCTCCTATGTTTGGTGGCAAGACCATGAATGAACTGAAGAGTGAAGTGTTTGAAGGCGGTAAGGGGTTCAACAGGGATGCTGTGTTCTTAGATAAACTAGAGAAAGCAGGGGTGCGTGTATTAAATCCAGATGCTGTTCTCAAAGGTAAACCAGCTATTGTTACTGGGTCAGCAAAGACAGACGCCTTTGAAATAGGTGGTGCTAACTACATGACTGCCATTAACAAACGTGGTAAGCTTGTGTCTATTGTTAATGATGAACACGATATGCTAGGGCAAAAGATGCCAGGGGCTGCTAGATACATGAATGTATCTGAACCTATCGTGTACGATTTGGTAAAGAAAAAGAAGCCAACAGCTAAACAGTTGAAGGCTCAAGCTAAACTCAAGAATAAGAAGGTAGCTGCTGAGGCTAGAGCTATAGAGAACTACAAGAAAGTTCCTGGTGTAGATGTCTCTGGTAAAGTACCAGCAGGGTTTAAGACTAGAGAACAGTGGGCAAGAGCACAAGCCGTAGCTAAACTCCAGCCCACTCGTAAAGATTACAGCAGACTTTTTGCTGACGTAGCGGGCTTTGGTTCCTTAAGAGCAGCTAAATCTACACTAAGACCACGAGAGGAAACAAATGAATAAACTAAAGACTCGCCTTCGTTGGTGTTTGCATAACTTCATCTATCACACTAAACACTATAGGGAACGTAAGTAATGTTTAAGAAATTTATTTGTATAGTCTTTGGTCATAAAAAACCAGAAGGCAGCGAAAGCAGATTTGTTTGCTCTCGTTGCGCTTCTGAAGTAGCCTTAATTCAGTAGTTAACTTAGTTCTTTAGCTTTTAACTGCATTCCTTAGTGCCAGTCTCAGGATCAACATAACAAGCAGCGCCTACTTCATTGTTCTGAGGTTCATCAGCTACATTCAAGATACCGTACCGTTTACCGGCAAGCCGGAACGTGGTAACTCCCTTGAGTCCACCTTTCCAACCCTTCATGTACACATCTTTAAACTCATCAAAGGTAACAGCATCACCTACGTTGATGGTCTTACTAACGGCACTGTCTACGTAAGGCTGCACTGCCATCTGAATAGCAAGGTGATCATCAACTGATAGGTCATTAGCTACCTCACCTTTAATCCCAAACTTCTCGTAGGCATAGTCACGCATTTTCATAATGATAGGACCTTCAGGTAGCTGAACAGTCCTATCGTACTCCAAAGCAAACACTGGTTCGATACCAGAACTTACGTTGTCAGCGGTAAAACTAATCGTACCAGTGGGTGCTATAGAGATGAGGTGACTGTTACGGATACCCTGCTTCTTGATCTTTTCTTGTAAGTCTTTAGGAAGACGAGAGACGAAACCACTCTTCAAGTAGTCTTCTGCTTTGAAAAATGGGAACGCTCCCTTCTCTGCCGCAAGGTCAGAACTAGCTTCGTAACAGGTGTACGTAAGGGTCTTCATTACCTTCTTAGTAAACTTCACTGACTCAGAGGAACCGTACTTGATGCCCAGTAGGGCAAGAGTATTAGCAAGACCAGTTACACCAATACCAATCCTACGTTTCTTCTGATGTTCCTTATGCTGCTCCTTAAGAGGGTAGTTAGTACGGTCAATGACGTTGTCCATAGCACGTACAACGTAAGGAATGTCTTGCTTAAGTTTACTAAAAATAAACACACCATCTTCGATGTACTTAATTAGATTAAAAGAACCCAACAAACAAGCACCGTAAGGTGGTAAGGGTTGTTCACCACAGGGATTAGTAGCAGCAATAGTTTCAATGTAGTTGAGAGGATTATCTTTATTCACCTTATCAATGAAGATCACACCCGGCTCTGCCCAATCCCAATTGTTACGCATGATTTCATCCCACAACATACGGGCATTGATGGTGGTGTAGACTTTACCCTTGAACTTAAGATCAAACTCTTGATCCCTCTCAACGGCTTGCATAAACTCGTCTGTAACACCAACACTAATGTTAAAGTTAGTCAGGTCCTTGTCGTTCTTTTTCGCTCGAATGAACTCCTCAATGTCAGGATGATCCACTCTAAGCACTGCCATCATTGCTCCCCGACGGTGTCCCGCTGATACAATCGTTCTGCAAACGGCATCAAAGATATGCATAAAAGAAACGGGACCGCTAGCAGAACTATCAAGAGACACAATACGGTCACCACGAGGCCGAATAAGAGAGAAGTCGTAGCCAATGCCACCTCCTCTCCGCATCGTTTCAGCAGCTTCACTGGCTCTTTGCATGATCGAGTCCATAGAGTCTTCAATAACTCCACTGACGAAACAATTGAGTGCCGTAACATTCCTAGGTGATCCCATTGCGGACTGAACTCTACCCGCAGGAAGGAACCGCATGTCCATAGTGATTTCTTTATACGTGCTACGATGTTCATCATCATCTCCCATAGCGGCAGCTTGCCGCGCAATAGCTTCTTCAAAACTTTCATTAGCAAGACGATACTTCATAGCGTGAAGATCGTCACAAGGTTTAATCGTTGGTCCGTTCATTCTCAAAACACTCCTTACTACACCAAAATCTCATCGGTACTGCTTTAGCTACAGCGGGACACTCATGTTCTTTATGACAGTAGTGGCATATGAAGTTATCGCTGTCTACCTTATAGTCCTGTGCTCCTGCTATACCTACCCCTTGCTTCTTAAGCTCAGGTATTAGCATCTTCAGATGCCCAAGAAAATACTAATTCCCAAGCTCGGTCTTCATCTCCGTTTAGTAGAGGCAGCAGCCTAGTCACTGCACCCATGTTGTGAACACGGAAGTTCTCGTAGTCCTTACGTACTTCCTCTATCGCCATCATGTCAAGAGTGTCTTTCACGTAACACCTCCGTTTGTTTTCTGCCCATAGTACAACTCCTTAGCTAGCTTCGCATAGTGAATGATCTTATCTAAGTCTTGTATTCCACCCTTGGCCTTGTGTCGGCAAGCGTACTTAACAATATTACCTTCACAGAAACCTAGTTCGTTCTTGTGAATAAACTCAATAGGTTGGATAGGCATGTCCTTATAGTGTGTACCACCAACTTGATATTGTTTAGCAGCTACTTTGGTTGACGTGTCAGTACTCATTTTACAAGTCTCCTACTGCATAATAGGATTATAGGATTTATTAACCTCAGCTAAAAACTCAGCCCTAGCTCTTGTACACTCATCTAAAATAAACTGTGCAGCTTGTCCGCATAACTCGTACTCTTGACTGCTACAGTCTTCTATGTCCTTCATAGTCTCAGCGATGCGTCTGATACATTCCATACGTCCGACAATGACATCAAAAGACATGACCATATCGTACATTTCGTCTGTATTTTTTAACTCAGTCTTCGTATTCATTGTCATCATCCTCTTCATCTTCATATATATCTTCATTATATTCTAGTTCAAAGCTAATGTCAAACACTTCTCGCAATTGAGTTATATTTTCTAACACTAAATCCTCAAACCGTTCAATGATGTCCTCACTGGTAATATCCATAAGGTCACACAATAGAGTAGCATCAGCCATGTCAGCTAGTCTCTCAAAGAATAACTTATTTGGTAAAGGCATCTTTGATATTATCTAGAGTGTACCACTCCAGTCCTTCCTTTTCGCACCACTCTGCCATAGTCATCTTAGCTCCTTTCCTTATCTTAGTTGTTGGCCTGTACAAAAGGAACACTAGCTTCTTATCCTTAGGGAGACAGTCTCGGATTGAGGTGTACTTCTGTGTATCTCCTACTCTAAAGAACCCCTTAGCCTCAACAATAATCTCTACGCTCTTGTTCTTCTTGTTTTTTCCTACGAAGTCAGGTACGTAGTTACGCTTGATTATGTATCCTATCTTCTTAGGTTCGTACTTGCAGAGGCCCTTTAGAACCTCTGCAGTACGCTCTTCAAACTTACTCTTGTACTTCGTCTTCTTCTTCCGGGCCATCACCCAGCTTCCTTGTCTTAGGTTCCGGCTTGTCAGTAGCTTTACCTTTACGATTAGCGGGTTTAGCTTCAGGTGTGTGTTTAGAGTCTTTCATAAAGAACCTAAACATTTCTCCGGTTGCGTTGTTGATCTGCACCGAACCGTCAAACTCCCATCCGTCTGCCAGCAAAGCATTCTGCATGTCAGGGAACTGTGGCGTCCGTGCTGAAGATGCCCGGATCATGGTGGTAATTTTAACCATAGTCTACTTCTCCTTTTGTTAAGTCTAGTTCAGGGTAAGGTAAACCAGAGCGGTTCTTAGGCACGTTTACGACAGTAGTTAAGAACTTGGGACCAGACCCTGTAGCAAAGCCCCGTACTTCTGGATAACAATGGCGTTTGTATTTGCAGTAAGAACAAATAGTAGCAAGCTTTAAGTTTCCTGACTTTCCATCTGCAATAGGCAAGGCACATTTTGAAGGTTGGTCCTCGCCTTCCACAGACTTTTTTACTTCTTTAATTTTCTCCTCAATATCACCTGAGTAGTGCTCGTACATAGGATGTTTTTTATCCTCTAGATCATACTGTAGCACCGCAAGTTTACCACTGTCACGGTCCATAGCAAGCCAAGCAAACTTGGTTTCACCTTCGGCGTGAGCGTAAGCCTTTAACTGATCAACGTACCCAAAGTCATCATCCTTAGCTAAGGTTCCGTCCTTGAACTTCATAAGTCCAAACTTGGTGGTACTCTTGACATCAGTAGTCAGACCATCAATCTTACAGTCCATGTGTCCAGTGATACCAGCAACCTTAACTTCTTTCTGCTGGTCAGTAACCTCATGCCCTGCCAACTGAACCAAAGTCAACACTAGTTCTTCGATCAGGTGTCCGTACATGAACTTGATCAATGTGTGGGGTTGAATCTTTTCACCTTTGTACTTACGTGCAGCGTACCACTGCTGCAACTCAGGCTTACCTACGGAAGACAGGCGGATGTTACGGTCATCGTAGCCACGGATGGAAGGTACAAACTCCTTCTTCATAATAGCCTTAACATTCTGGCCGAAGTCTTCGATGATACTCTCTACATCTACCCCAGGCTCTGCCCGTTTGGACACCATCAGTTGGTAAACGTCTTCTACTAAAGTGTCTATTGTTTTAGTCATCTATGTCTACTCCTAATTTCTGTTTCGTTTTAGTTGATGCTCGCTTATGAAAAGGGTTTTTACCAAACCTAAAAGGGTATAACTCACATCTTTCTATCACACATCTATTAACCTCTGCAGCATTTCCCCCTGAGCAGTCTAAACAGTAGGCCCTAATTGCTTTAATAGGGGAAGTTAGTGTGTTTGTGCCCATGTATCACCTATTTTGTAGTCACCATCCAAAGGACAATTCAAATTAAACTCTTTACCGGCTGCTCTTATGCAGTCTACTGCCAGCCATCCGAACTTGTCTGCTTGTTCTTCAGGCACCTCAGCCTGTATCTCATCGTGAATATTACCTACTAATTTAAACTCTATTGTATTTATTATCGCATACTTTTCTAGAAGTGTCAAGGCTTTTTTCATAATAATTGCACCTGCACTCTGAAGTAGGGTATTAACTGCAGCATGTGAGGACCTAATGATTAACTTCCTACCGTCTAGTCCAAGCAGATGTCCACGTACTTCAGCGTTGTGAATGATCCTCTCTCGTAGTTCCTTAAGTGCTGGAGTGTTGGATAGGAATTGTTCCTTAAGCTTCTTGCCTGTTGCTGCAGAACCTCCTGCGATACTACCAATCTTGGCGTCACCCGCTCCGTAGAGGAAGGCGTAGATAAACGTCTTGGCTTGGTCTCTTGTTTCAAGTCCTGCTGCCAGTTGGTTAGCAGTGTGAATGTCACCTGTAAGTATCTCATTGGTGTAGCCCTCGTCATTCATGTAGTGAGCTAACATACGTAGCTCAAGACCAGATGCATCTACACCCACCAGTTTATATCCTTCCGGTACAATCCAACAAGACCTACACTCGTCCCCATAAGGGCTGTAGGATGCCGGTACTTGAGCCATGTTGGGGCTACTGTGGGTCATACGTCCCGTTACAGCACCATTAGTATTAACCTCACCGTGGACCCTGCCATCGTCCTCTACAGCATCAACCCAAGACTGAACCTGAGCGTCACGTTTCTTCAATAGTAGGTACTCAGCAATCAACTGAGCCTCAGGTATCTTAACATTCTCTAGCACCTGTTCATCAACAATGGTGTGTCCTTTTTCTGTAAACTTTTTAGGTTTCCATCCAAAGAACTTAAGGTGTCTAGCAATCTGTTGCCTGGAACTTAGATTAAAACTGGGCCAATCAACCCTAGAAAAAGGACCACATACAGAACCCCAGCTATCACCAAGGAATTTAAGACCCACCACAGAAAGTTTACCACCCTTTTTGAACTTAGGTGTAATCTCTCTTCCCGCAACCGGCAACGGTTTAAAACGTCTATGTACTTCTCGTTCAACCTCAAGTGTTCTCTCCTTAAACTGAGCCATAAGATCAAAGCACTTACGTTGGTCAAGCAGCCAACCGTTGTGCTCTTGTTGTGTGATGATGCGCCTAACGTCATATTCAAGCTGTACACATTTACCTTCAACGTGTTCAAATTTGTCAGACAAATGTACGTACAATTTTTCTGTCAGGTCAACGTCACGGTTACAGTACTCTTCCATTTCAGGGGAGAACTTAGTCCAGTCATTGAAGTCTAGCTTGTCGAAGCCTAACCGTTCACCCCAAGAACCTAGGGAATGACCACCCTCACGTTGAGGATTGTGGAGGCGTGAGAGAACTAACGTGTCGATTAGTTCAACACCACTAAAGTCAATCCCTAGGTTCTGCTGCATCACAATACTGTCAAACCCAATAATATTGTGACCAATAATATAATCAAATCCATTGATCCACTCCTGTATTTCCTCAGTCTGTAGATGTGGGGAGTTGAAGTTCTTCCTGAACCCAGTGCTCAGGTCCTTCGTTCCTATCATGTGTACAAGTTCGACCTTCCGGTTTTGTAGTTCCGTTGTCTCTATGTCCAGAATTAAGTGCTTCATCTAATTCACCTAGCTTTGTTAGTACATACTGAGTTGGACAATTGAACCACTCACCTCTACGTGAGAAATGTCCGTCTTCTAGTGACTGGTGTACAGTCTGTTCTGCCTCTATCCTGTTCTCAAAGTAAACATATCCATTAAGTGTGTAGTCTCTATCAGGGCAACCTGTATTGTAACTTGATAGTCTACGTTCTGGGTCCCTGCTGTGTCCAACCTTCACCCACTCTTGCCACGCTGGATTAGATATAACATAAACAAACCCTTGTTTCAAGAGTGATTGTTTGTTGTCCGAAGCTTCGTAAATAGCTTTGTCCTCTGCCCGTAGTTTGGCTATCAAAGGGTCTATTTGTTTAGTCGGTTTCAGTACCCTCTCCCCTGGGTAGTCAGGGTGGCTTGGGTACACAACCCGTTTTATCCCGTCAGAACAGACGGTAGTCCGTCTTGTCGCATTGTGTTTTCGTTTAGTTTCAGGGTTGTCTTTATAGTACTTACCTTTAGAACTCGTCATCTTTAATCCCTTCCAGTTCAGGTTCATTACCTTCGACCATCCGGCCAGTGCTCTCTTCGTAGTACAACCAACCAGCACTACCAGTCCTACCTACCCTACGGTTTTTCACTAGGTGTAATTGGGTACTGTTCTGGGTGTACTCATCGTCAGACATCTTGTCTCGCGTCATCATAATGTGATTGAAGGCAATCTGGTTGATGCTACCGGACCCTTTAGTATCGTACTCAGATACGTAGTGAGGGTCCTTGATTGTTGACATTGGTTTCTTTAGGTGAGATACCATAATCATAGATAGGCCGGTCTGCTTGACTAACTTAAGGCAGCGGTCCATGAACTCATCAACCTGATCATTGTCTGCTGACTTGATAGCAGCCTGGAGAGGATCAAGAATAATTACGTCACAGTCTGCACCTAATGCCATCCACCTAAGCTTCGCAAACAATATCTCAATATCCACCTGACCTTGGTGATCAAGGATAAAGTAGTCTGCATTCTCCGCTAGGTCATCGTAATATAACTTGTACCCTTCGTTGTCACGTTCCTCTTGTGTCAACTGGGCGATATTCTCCTGGGCGTGAATAGAGATAAGCTTCTCTGCATTCTCACCTAGGTCAGCCTCTAGGAACACCCCACCTATCCTCTTACCAGAGTTTAGTGCCATGTCGTACAAGAGATTGTACACCAGTGTTGTCTTACCTACGGACGTGAAGGCTGAGATTAACGTGATCTCTCCTGCAGCTACACCACCGTTCAGCATTTGGTTAAGCTTCCTGTACGACTCAGGCAGCGGGATAATCTCCTCAGTACCACGCCGCAGGAATGCCTCCCATACCTCATCGTCTCCGAACTTTACGATACCTACGGGACGGTACTCTTTAGCATCCCACCATGCGGATACAAAGTCCCGCACACGTCCAGCTTGGAGCATATCACTAGCATCCTTAAGCGGAAGGTTGACTACTCTAGCCTTCTGTGGTGAGAACAACGGTAGTATCTGATCGACTGCATCCTTGCCAGAATCATCATTATCGAAGCACAAGACCACATTCTCGAAGGTTTCTAACCATTCTAGGTTCTGTTTGATGTCCTTCAAGGCACCACCGGAGCCTGTCTTGACACTAACCACAGGCCATTTGCCCTCGAACATCTCAGCCACGGCTAGCGCATCCTCTTCGCCTTCAGTTACTGTGACGTACTTCTGACCCTCACGCCACAGGTGTTGTCCAAACAACTGAGCATTGGTAATGTCACCCTCAGTCCTAAACTTCTTACCTTCAGCCCGTACCTTACAGCCTATCGTGTCACCATTTGCATTGTGGTACGGATAGTAGGTGGTTCCGTTGTCAACTGTAACACCGAACTTCTCAGTGATACGTTGGCTTACACTACGATTAGGGAGTGGTGCGTGTACACCTTTCATTTCATACGTCCTACTTATTGGTTTGATTGGTGAAGGGTAGGAGGGAGGTTTCCCTCCCCCCTCATAGTATTGGCAAGCGAAGCAGTACTTGCCATCGTCAAACACAATCAGGTTGTCTCCAGACCTGTCATTGCCTCGCGCCCGACATTGTGGGCAAGCTTCCTTTCGCTGTACCTTTCCCATGATATACCCTAGAACCCCTCTTCTGTTGCCTTGGTATCTTCTGCAAGTTCAAGAACACGGACCTTCTGCAAGTACGTCCCAAGTCCCCAGTTAGGGCTATTAAAACCCTCGGACCACTGAACACGGACCTTAGAGCCACGAGGAATATCCTTGCTGATCTCATTGTCTTCTGAATCAATGACAGGGACACTGTACTTGGTGCTGAACTTACGCTGGACAAACACGTTGCCTTCGTCATCCTCCCATTCTTTCAGGCGAATACCTTGTTCACTCAAGGCGTGAGCCTGATCACCGTCAAGAGTTACGGTCAGATTATACTTGCCAGTATCCTGGCCTTGATAAAGTTCAGTCTGGTTCAGGTTACAAAACGCTACAGTTCCTTCTGAGATAGGCATAGTTTTAGTCTCCTTAGTTTAGTTAGCTACAGAATAACGGACATACTGGCGTCCGGTTTGATCAATCTTACGTTGCCGATTGATAGACATGCCTCGTTCTTCGAGGTCATTAATGCGCCGGGATAGGCTATTGATACGGTACATATCCCGTGCTTCGTAGTTGCTGATAGATTTACCAGCATTAAAATGATTTTTCAATAGTTCGATTTGACTATCCATAGTATTCTATTCCTTTCGTTGTTCACACTTGGTTTCATAGTTGGTGTTACCTTGGCTGATTACCAACGCAACCTGTTCACACTTATCTAGAGTGCTGTATAGATGCAATAATTCTACACGTTGTGTTTGCCCACTGTCAAGCAAAAAATACACCACTATGGCGTACAGCATTATTCAAATATCCTTATCTCAAAGTTCTCCTTGTTCTGTTGGTATCTAATAACCAATAAAAACTGCTCTGTCTCTTCGTCAAGCAAGCCATCAACTACAATTCCACCTTGGAAATAATCACCAACATTGGTGTTCGTATAGATGCGGTCACTTACTGCAAACACTTGATACTGCACTTTAGTCCTCCTTTTCTAGCTCACGTTTAATCCAGTGTAATTGCCAGCGCAACTCTGACAGCTTACGCACTTGGGACATCCAAACATCTCCTTCACACTCCCATAGCTCGTTGACGAAATCATTGACTATTTCATATGCACCATCAATAAATTCTCTATAGGACACGGGATTGTGGACGCCGTGGTTGTTTTGAACAGTGTGTTCAGGGTTTACCATCTTAACTTTAGCCATTGTCATAGTACTCCTTAATTTCGTTTAACATTACATCATCTTCGAGTTTACGCTTTTGTCTACGGAACACCTTAGGATGATAGTGTCGATCCATTATCACCTTTTCAGGGTTCCTTGTTTTCCTTTTAGCTTTAAACTTGTGTTTGTGTTTAGACATAGCTCCTGTCCTATAGTATACTAAGGTATGAACTTATAGAGTTAACTTAATGAATAAACCTATTCTTTTGAATACTTAGGTCTATTATAACTCATCATCCGCATCAATGTCAACCTCTAAAGGCTCATCAAAGTGATAATAGTCTCCATAGTGTGTCTTATTTACAACATCCTGGCACTTAGCACACATGTCTAAGTATTCTCCAGACTTATCATCGAATGTTACACGCTCTTGAAATGTCAATTTGCCATCGCATATTTTACAGCGCATTATTCTGTTCCTTCCGTGTTTTCATCACTAAACCTTTCGTTGTACAGGTTACTAATTTCATCGTAATCTAGCCGGTCCATCTTAACCTGATACCCCACTTTAGCAAGTACCGTTAACTCATTGAGGGACATAAAGAAGCTATCCATTTCCCATAGCTCATCAATCATATCTTGATACTTCATTTCACATAAACCTTTCAACTGTTAGTATTAAAAGCGTTAGCCATATACTGAGCCATTCGTACCTATTGAACATCTTACATTGCAATCCAGTGTGTTGTCAATACGTAACTTAAGAAGAACATTCCGACGCACATTGTAGTCACTGCCATAATATACGCCAGTTTTTCTAAAGTGTCAATAGTTTTATTCATCTTTCAAGTTCCTTTTCTTGTTAAGTTTACGTAGTTTTTTGTTCGCTTGTCTCTTTCCATATGGGCGCAAGTGTTTTGCCCATTCACCTGTTATTTTTTTATCGTCAATCTGTTTTGCCATTAGCTTCTCAATGTTTCTTATAACTTACATTCTTAACTGCAGGGTCCCAACAGGCGCGACAGTCCCCACAATTGTTGCCTCTGGTATACGCAAGGCATTCTTGTCCTATTGGCTGGCCGTGCTTATCAAACACTGTACTGGTGTTGTCAGCATTAGGTGCTCTGCCGTTTACCTTGCTACCTGATAAACGTATCACAAGATTGGCTGGAGTGTCAATACCTTTTATGATGTCCCTTTCTTGTGTAGGTAACCAGTGCTTTACGTTAGGTGTACGTTTGCACACTTCTATAATGTTTTCCAACATAGCCTTAGATTGTAAGTCTCCACTATCGAACCAGCGATGATATTGTGTGCCACTGCGTTCAATCTGAAACACCATTGCCGAAACCCACTGTTCCGCACTAGCCTTACGCCACTTTTCAAGGTTGGCCTTATAACCCTGGTTTACGCTAGGCCGAAGTTTCTGCAGTTTCCTCGCGTAGCAACTGGCGCATGGTGTACCTTTAATCTCTGCTAATTTGCTACCTGTTTTACATGCGAACGCATCTATTGCGTAGCTTGTTCCAGGCATTTTACTGTTACCTTTTGACACCTTGCCAAATTCTAAAGCTTCCTTAACTAACATGGTTTAAATCCTTTCAAGTTTTCATTAGTCTTCTATCGTGTACCCTAGCACACTAGGGCACACTGTACAAGACTAATTTTAGGACCTGCTACCTTTCGGAACAATGACTTTTATAACTTCCTGTACCCGGTGTTTTCTACCTTCGGTCCAGTCAAGAACCTGACCATTAACCATTGCCAAAGCATGTCCCCGAACCTTCACAATGTAATAACCTTGTGGGTACTTCTGACCTATTGTCTTCACTGTATACCTGCTGCCGTTCCTCTGTAGTGGGTTTTTTGCCACTTCTATATAAGCGCAACCTACGCGAAGGATAGCTCTTTTCCATTGGGTAGGGTACATTCCGCGCCGGTACCTTCTCCCCTCGGCCTTGCAAGCGTCATAGGCGACGTTGTAGGGTACTCTACCAGCGATACTAATGGCCTTGACTGTACAGTCATTAGTTTCGCCTAATCGCTCACTGGCTCTACAAGCTTTCTCAAATTTGTCCATAAGTGTGTTCCTATTCAAAATTGTGTGTCGCTGTTCGATGATTATGATTATAAGCATAAAAAGAGTTATTGCAATAAAAAAATTTATCCAATGTTTTCAATGGTTTACCTATGATATTGACCTATTGAGTGACTAAAGTGTGACAATAATACAACACATTATCCAGGCTGTTGTGTGCTGATGTGGGACTGATGTGTGCTGTTGTGGGACTGATGTGGGACTGATGTGTGCTGATGTGTCTAAACACCACACTCTTGCACTCTTTCACTGCCATTTTCATCAGCACACAATGATTACACTATAGTATCACATTAGAATACCTGAGTAAACTGTAGGGTTATTATGTACTGATGCAATACTTATGCCAATCTTAAGTGTTACTTATGCGTTTACTGCAAAGTGTGCCAATTGTGGTCTAATGTGGTACCCGGGGGGACCCTTTGACTGCTAGAGTTTTTCTATAGTAAGTCATAGGTACATGAGAAGGACTTTTGAGGTCAAAAGATATAATAAAAATAACATGAATGTAAAATTAAAGCTTGACAAAAGCATCCTTAGGCGGCACTAAAGACTACTAAAGAACCTATAGCATAAAATAGCTATTGACTTTAGTCTAAAAATATGCTATAATAAGTGTATAAAGACACATTAGAAACACTACCCGCGCACAACTAGACTACTCATACCTTAATTTAGTTTAGTTAGTTACATCATGAATTAATAAGTAGTAAACGCGGATATCCTATAGTATCCTAAAGTACTGATTTAGTTGTTGTTTTAGTAAAAAACAAGACATAATCTAAAATAATTAATAGAGGAGTTGTCTAATGCCTATGGTTGGTAAAAAGCGTTATTCTTACAGCGCAGCCGGAAAGAAAAAAGCTAAGGAAGAGGCTGAAAAAACTGGTAAAAAAGTAAAATATACCTATAAAAAGAAAAAGAAAAAATGATAAATTACCGTGGCGAGAAGTTTTCTGGTTATAACAAACCTAAGCGTACTCCAGGCAAGTCTAAAAAGTTTGCTGTACTAGCAAAAAAAGGGGACCAAGTAAAGCTTGTTAGGTTTGGTGACCCTAATATGACTATTAAAAAAGACCAACCTAGTCGAAGAAAAAGTTTTAGAGCTAGACATAAGTGTGATACGTCTCCTCCAGATAAATTATCAGCAAGATACTGGAGTTGTAAAAAGTGGTAACTGTCTTCCTACAAAGTAGGGCAAAGTCAGGAGTAATTAATGTCAGACGAAGAAAGTACAGCAGTCAAAAGAAAGCCGGGTAATCCTAATTTTTTTAAAGGGATGAAGCCTTTAAACCCTGAAGGTAGACCAAAGGGTTCTCTTAACAAATATACTAAACTTTCAAGAGAACTTATGTCTACTAAAGGACCAGAGATTGTCAATAAGGTAATTGAATTAGCTCTTGAAGGCGATAGGCACTGTCTTAAAATGTGTATGGACAGAATTATTCCTACAAGTAAAGCAGTAGAAATTACACACGACCACGGTGACCTTGGCATTAACATTATTGTAGAAGGTGTTAAGGTAATTGAAGCCAAAGAAGCCAAGGAACAAGAAATTATAGAAGCTGAGTACTCTGAGGTATCTCTTAGTGAGTGATTTAAAAGTTACACTTCACGATGCTCAAATGCAAATTTTTAAGTCTCCTGCTCGATTTAAAATAGCAGCTTGCGGGAGACGGTTTGGTAAGTCATATTTAGCTGGATGGATGTTGTTAATTGAAGCACTCCAGTCAACTTCAAAAGATGTGGCTTACATTGCCCCTACTTTTCAAATGGGAAAAGACATAATGTGGGGTATTCTAAAGGACATAGGTTCTCAAGTAATCAAGAGTGTACATGAGAACACTGGGGTAGTTACTCTAGTAAACGATAGAAAGATTTACGTTAAAGGTAGCGATAGACCAGATACTTTACGTGGACAAGGCTACGCATTCTTAGTTTTAGATGAGTACGCTACTATGAAACCAGAAACTTGGGATGTTATTTTACGTCCTACTCTGGCAGACGTTAAGGGTAAAGCTTTATTCATAGGCACACCCGCTGGCAAGAACCACTTTTATAAACTGTGGATTGACGCCGAAGAAGACAAAAGTGGAGAATGGGAAGCATTTAGCTTCAACAGTACTGACAATGCATTCTTAGACCCTGAAGAAATCCAGGCAGCTAAGAAAACCATGTCCACCCAAGCCTTCCTACAGGAGTTTGAAGCCTCCTTTCAGAGCTTCAGTGGTGGTGTATTTAAGGAAGAGTGGGTAAAGTACGTTGAAGACTCTGTATTTGAAGATGTGCAGGGCAGTTATGTCATTTCAGTTGACCCTGCTGGATTTGAAAAGGCTGATAAAGGGAGAGGTACTAAATCTTCCAAGCTCGACGAAACGGCAATATCTGTAGTTAAGATCATTGGTGATGAGTGGTTAGTTAAAGATATTCACCACGGACGTTGGGACATTAAAGAAACAGCCTCAAGGATACTAGACGTAGCTGAAGACGTAGAAGCTACTACAGTGGGGATTGAATCAGGTTCGCTTAAGAACGCTATTATGCCCTACTTAGAAGATATTATGAGAGAACGTGGTAGGTGGATTAACATTACTGACGTTACTCACGGTGGTAAGAAGAAACAAGATAGGATTGCCTGGGCTCTTCAAGGTCGCTTTGAACACGGTAAAATTAAGTTCAGAAAGGCTGACTGGAACCATGAGTTCATAAGTCAAATGATGGATTTTCCTAGCCCTTTAAGCCACGATGACTTGCTAGACTCTCTAGCGTACATAGACCAAGTTAGTGTAGCAGACTTTGCACAAAGCATTGATTTGGACGAGTGGGAACCTTTAGACGCAGTAGCAGGATACTAGACCAATATGGCACACGACATGGACGGCTTTAAAGACCCTCTCTCTGCTTTAGCAGCTTGGGTAGTTAATAAGACTACAGAATGGGAAGATCATCGAAATACCAACTATGAAAGTCGTTGGGATGAGTACTATCGCATTTGGAGAGGTCTTTGGGATGTTTCAGATAAAACTCGTCAATCTGAACAGTCACGCCTCATAGCACCGGCCACGCAACAGGCAATTGAGTCCACCGTAGCAGAACTAGAAGAAGCAGTTTTTGGTCGTGATGAGTGGTTTGATATTCAAGATGACATTATGGATCAGAACCCAACTGATGCTATGGTAATTAAAAAAGTTTTAAAAGAAGATTTAGAACGGTGTAAAATTAAAGACAGTGTTTCTGAGTGTCTTCTTAACGCTGCTATATATGGAACCGGCATTGGTAAAATAAACATAGAAGAAAAAATAGAAAAAGTAATGTCTGAGTTTCAAATTCCTCAGACTTATACTACTGATGTAGCAGTAAGTGAAAAAGTTGTACCTTCTATTACACTTGATCCTCTTACGCCTAAACAATTTGTTATTGATCCTTCTGCTACTTCTATTGATAATGCTTTAGGTGTAGCACAGATTGTCGTTAAACCTAAGTACGAAATCACTGAGGGAATGAAAGAAGGAATTTACGAAAGTAAACCTTTAGGTGACTTTCAAAAAATTAACTTTAACTTTGATGAAGAAAATGACGCTGCTGAAGACGTAGAAGACAAGGTTAAGATTACTGAGTACTGGGGCCGGATACCTAAAAAGTACCTTGTAAAAGACGTTAATGAAGCAGAAGATTTTGATTATGAAGATGATGATTTGGTAGAGGCTGTTGTTGTTATTGCTAACGACAATGTAGTTCTTAAAGCTGAAGAGAACCCATACCTAATGGAAGATCGTCCGTTTATAGCCTTCCAGCTTGATCGCGTTCCAAATAAGTTCTGGGGAAGGGGCGTAGCTGAGAAGGGATACAATCCCCAGAAAGCTTTAGATGCGGAGCTTCGCGCTCGTATTGATGCCTTAGCCTTGACTACGCACCCAATGATGGGTGTAGACGCCACTAGACTACCTCGTGGTGTTAAGTTTGAGGTTAAAGCGGGTAAGACTATCCTCACCAACGGTGATCCGCGTCAGACCTTAATGCCTATTAACTTCGGTCAAGTGGCTAACTCTACGTTTACTGAGGCTGCTGAACTAGAACGTATGGTTCAAATGGGTACTGGTGCTATGGACAGCGCCAATAGCAACTACAGCAACCCACGTAATTCTACAGCCTCTGGTATGTCCATGATTCAGGCTGCATCAATTAAACGCCAGAAACGGACTATTATGAACTTTACTGAAAACTTCCTTGTACCTCTTATTGAAAAGACTACTTGGCGTTACATTCAGTTTTCTCCAGATCGTTACCCTGCTGGTGACTACAAGTTTAAGGCTTATAGTTCTATGGGTATTATGGCTAAAGAAATTGAGATGATGCAAATGATCCAGTTGTTGTCTATGACACAACCTGGAACTATGCCTCACGGTATCTTGTTAATGGCTATCTTTGAAAATAGCTCTATGTCCAACCGTGGACAGATGCAGAAAGCTATCGCACAATCCTTGCAAGGTGATCCTCAAGAGCTTCAGTTGACCAATATGGTTAAACAATTAGAGCTTCAGAAGCTGATGCTAGAACTAGAAGAGATGAAAGCTGGTACTGTTAAAGATTACGCACAGGCTGCTAAGTACCAAGCAGATGCACAAGAGAATGGTTCTGAAGCTGCTATGGCAAAAACTCAGATTGACTTGGCTGAAAAGATGGCTAAGATTGAAAAGCTCCGTAGCGAAGCGCAGAACATGCAATCAGAAACTGCACGTAATATTCCAGAGGTGGAACACTTGCAGTCTGAGACGATCCTCAACCTTGCTAAAGCGTCTAAGGAGCGCATGGGTTGACAGATCAAGAGATTTTAGAACGGCGTCTAGAGTTATTTACTAGTGAAGCGTGGTCTATTTGGATAAGTGAACTAGAAGACTTCGTAACTACACTAGAAGAATTAAGCTCTATAAACGACGAGAAGACCCTTTTCTATCGAAAAGGACAAGTAGATATCCTTAACATGATGATTAATCTAGAGGATACTACTAAACTCGCGCTAGATCAATTGGAACAAGAAAGCCAACTCTAGCATATTTTAACTCCACAATCTTAGGGACGGAGGTTAGTACTATGGATAGTATTGTTGTTGAAGAAAATCAAGAAGCTGAAGAAACTGAAGAGTTTACAGAAATTACTGAAGACTTATCTGAGGCTCCTGAACAAGAGGAAGAACCTCAAAGTGAACTTCCAACAAAATTTCAAGGTAAGTCAATGGCTGAAGTTGTGTCATCTTACGAAAACTTGGAAAAAGAACTTGGAAGAAAAGGTCAGGAACTAGGAGAGCTTCGAAAGCTAACTGATCAAATTCTTCAGCAACAGCTTACTACTCAAAGCGGGACTCAAACAGCGCAAGAAGATTATGATGAGGACGATTTTTTTGATGACCCTGGCAAAGCTGTCAACAAGGCTATTGAAAATCATCCAAAGTTCCGTGAGTTTGAAGAGCAGCAAAAAAAGCAACATATGCAAGCTACAACTCAACAACTCAAAGAGGCGCATCCTGACTACTTAGATATTGTAGCCAATCCTAAGTTTCAGGAATGGGTAGGTGGAAGTGAAGTACGCAAACAACTGTTTGTTAATGCTCATAACTATCATTTGCCTTCTGCAATGGAGTTAATTGGTAATTGGAAAGAACGTGCTCTTATTAGTAATACTGCAGAAGCTGAAGCGCAAAAAACAGAAAAACGTGAGCAAGCACTAAAAACAGGAAAGGGTGTTACTAGATCATCTGCTGAATCCAGCGGTAAGAAAATCTACCGTAGGGCTGATCTAATCAGACTTAAACAAACTGATCCTTCGCGTTATACTGAGTTACAAGATGAAATACTACAGGCATACGCTGAGGGTCGTGTAAAATAACCCTTAGATATGAATAGGAGCTAAATTATGGCTTTGGGTTCTAACCATCAAACTACGACTACTGCGGCGAATTTTATTCCCGAACTGTGGTCGGACGAAGTTATTGCTACTTACAAGTCTAATCTTGTTTTGGCAAATGTTGTTACTAAAATTAACCACAATGGCAAGAAAGGTGACACCATTCACATTCCTGCGCCTGTTCGTGGTTCGGCCAATGCTAAATCGGCTAACACTCAAGTTACGCTTCAGGGTGATACTCACTCTACCGTAAACGTGAGCATTAACAAGCACTATGAATATTCAGTTGTTATTGAAGACATTACTGAAGTTCAGGCGCTACAGTCTCTTCGTCGGTTCTACACTGACGATGCTGGTTATGCTCTGGCGACTCAGGTTGACACGGACATCTTTGCGTTGGCTGAAGGTCTTCAGGGCGGTACGGTCGGTGGTTCCGGTGCGGCTGAGTACGAAAAGGCCGTCATTGGTGGCGACGGTACGACCTTGTATACGGGTGGTACGCCGAATGACACCGACATTACGGATGCTGGTATTCGTGCAATGATCTTGACCTTGGACAATGCTGATGTTCCGATGGATAACCGTTGCATGGTTATTCCTCCGATTGCTGCAAACGATATGCTTGGTATTAACCGTTTTACTGAGCAGCAGTACATTGGTGACGGTAATGCCATTAAGACCGGCAAAATTGGTTCAATTTACGGTATGGACGTTTATGTTTCGTCTAACTGCCCGTCTGTTGATTCAGCCGGTGGTCGCGTTGGTGTCATGCTTCACAAAGACGCTTTGTGCCTTGCGGAGCAGATGGGAGTTCGCTCTCAGACTCAGTACAAACAAGAGTATCTTGGTGATCTCTTTACGGCTGACACGCTGTACGGTGTTGCGGAACTCCGTAACAATGCTGGTGTGGCCTTTGTTGTACCGGCTGCGTAAGCTAGTAAATAACTGAGAGGAGAGCCTATGCCTTCGTACAACTACACTTGTAAGGACTGTGATAATGTTCAAGTAGACTTTAGGTCTATGGCAGACAGGAAGAAACCTATGAAGTGTTGTATGTGCGGCGGTAAGGCTCTCCACTCTATTTCTTTTCCTAGCATTCAAACAATGACTAAAGATGAGCGTTGGGTTAGAGATCATGAAGTTAATGGTAACGGCGTAATATCTAATGGCTGACGCTAAATACACAAGTCCAGATATAAGCAGAATTATAGGAGACACTTTTGGTGTTCATGTAATTTCTAATTCTGTAAATGGACTTACTTCGTCTACTAATGCATTACCTACAAGTGACTTACTATACAAGTTTCAAATTACAAGCAACAATGTTACAGGTGTAAAATCTGTTTTTAAATTTGGGTTTAATCCTGATGTAAATGGTACAGAAGAAACTATCTGGGATCAGGGTGGAGTTTACGTTTATCCTTCTTCAGCTATACAAATGAAAGTTTCAAGCACTAGTGCTGATGATACTTCTGCTGGTACAGGTGCAAGAACTGTTGTAGTTTCTGGTTTAGATGAAAATTATAATGAAGCAGAAGAAACAGTAACTTTAAATGGGCAAACTGAAGTTTTAACAACTACTACATTTATTAGAGTTTTTAGAGCTTTTGTTATTACAGCGGGTTCAGGTGATACAGCGGCTGGTAATATTTATGTGGGAACTGGTACAGTAACTGCTGGTGTTCCAGCTACTATATATGCAAAGATTACTTTTGGAGAAAACCAAACACTTATGGCTTTGTGGACTGTTCCGGCTGGATACACTGCTTATATTCTTAGAGGTTCTTTTTCTGTGGGAACTTCTAACGTAAATCAGTATGTTACTGGAAGATTGGTACAAAGACCCTTTAATGAAGTTTTTAAAACTGCACAAAAGATTACTATTTCAAATGGATTTTTAGATCAAGAATTTGTTATTCCTGTTCCATTTACAGAAAAAACTGATATAGAAACCAGAACATCTGCATCTGGTAGTAACAATGCTGTAGCTGCGTCATTTAATATTGTATACACAGCAAATTGATTAGAAAGATAAACATATGTTAACTTTTGAATCTGCTTTAATAGACACAAGTTACGATCTTGAACTAGAAAAAATTAAAAATAAAATCATTAAACTGTACAACGAGTTAGTAGAGCGCACTTATCGTGCGTCTAATCCAGCAGCTTCTAGTGAAGATATAGAAAAATTTCTTGAAGATAATGCTTTAGAGTTTAAAGGAAATGGGTTTTCAGAAGAAGCTGATGGTCTTGAAAACATTTTAGATTTACTTATACAAGATGAAGATTTAGATAAAGTTAGCGACAGGGAGTACGAAAAAAGTGACGTGCAAAACGGCAGCAAACTTAAAGCGTCTAAAGAAAAAAGTACAGCACCGAAAACGTCAGCACTTGAGTTTCCAAAAGGAGGACTGCTTACTCCTAAAGACAGTAGAAAAAAAGTCACAACCCAAGGACTAGAAACTCCTAGAGGTAGCATTAAGAGGGTGGTAGACGATAATCCTAAGATTGACATAAATTCTATTCAAGAGATATTAGACATTGAACGCAACAAGTTGCTAGAGCTAGTCCGCAAACGCAACAAAGAGCACGGGGTTAAATTCTGGTAATGAAATCTGTTAAAATGCGTAAGGCTCGTAAAGCCTCTAAACCTAAGAAGAAAAAGAAAATTACTGAAGAACAACGTAAGAAAAATGCTTTTCGTTGGAAACAAGAACTTAGAGGAATTTAAGTATGCCTGTGCGTGGGCGTAAAAGGTCTATAGTAAAACCTTTTCCTAAGGAAAAACAACTTCCTTGGAAAAAGCAACAATTGTTTATGAAGTTGTCAGACTTTAGACAAGAAATTAGAGAACCTTATTTGTATGGAAAAGCTAGGTCTATTTATAGTGTAGCTAAATTTTCTCCAAGATAAACGACCACATATAGGAAAACAAGGAATTAAACAATGAGCGATTATACAATTCAAGTAAGCTGGTCTGGCAAAGATGGTTTAGCTGACGCTGATCCTAATAAAGTTATTTCAGGCAGTGATTTTAATACTGAGTTTTCTGCTGTTCAAACTGCTGTAAACAGTAAATACGATTCTACTGACCTTGGTGTAACTCTTCAACAGTATGATGCTGCTACAGTTAAAAATGACGAAGCAACTGATTTTAATGATAATACTGTCTCTAGACTTAACCTCAAAGACTACGGCGAAGTCACCAACGCCATCGGCTCAACGGGCGGCGGCACGATCGACATTGACCTGACGCTAGGCAACTCCGTCAGCGCAACCGTCGATACGAGCGAAAACACTTTCACATTCAGCAACCCAACTGCAAGCGACGAGCAGTGCGGATTCGTTCTGTATCTAACCAACGGCGGAAGCCAGACGGTCAACTGGCCCGCAGCAGTTGATTGGGCCGGTGGTACAGCGCCAACGCTTACGGCAGCGGGTAAAGACATTCTTTGTTTCACCACAATCGACGGCGGCACCACTTGGTACGGCTTTGCTGCTGGATTGGACATGCAGTAATGACAGGCTTCCGTAATGCGCTACTAGGCGCTGCCGGTGCTGCTACCGGCGGTTACTCGGTTGATAACAGCATCGTGCTGGATGATGGGAGCAGTCAGTATCTGACTCGTACTCCAAGTGCTGCTGGTAATCTGAAAACATTTACGGTTTCTTTTTGGTTTAAGCGTGGCAATCTAGGTATTGTTACTTATCTTCTTAAACGCAGGACTGCTGCGCTTGGTTTTATAAGAATAAACGCTGACGATACTTTAACCTATTACAACGAAGCTGGTGGCGTTGCCATTCAACTTATAACTACTCAAGTGTTTCGTGATCCTCATTCTTGGTATCATTTGGTTGTAGTACAAGACACAACACAAGCAACCGCTTCAGATAGAGCTAAGATGTATCTTAACGGCTCTGAAATTACTGCTTTCAATACAGCACAGTATAATATTGCACAAAACGGCGACGGCACTCTTTTTGATGCTGATACCTTGGACATTGGACAAGCCAGTACTCAGTTTTGGGACGGATACTTATCTGAATATTGTTATATAGACGGAACAGCCTTAACCGAGACCAGCTTTGGCGAATACGACACCAACGGCGTTTGGCGTCCGATAGATATTGCAAATGCTGGCCTTACGTTTGGGAACAACGGTTTCTATTTGCCGTTTACTGACGCAAATGCGTTAGGTGCGGACGAAAGTATTTCTGGCGATGTATCTGGCGGACAATACGAAACGAACGCGGTTGATACGTCGAACACCGCGAGTTCTTACACATTTTCTTCTCAGGATATCGGAACGGCTGATGCTGACAGACAGGTGATCGTTTCGACGGTGACGGGCGGCGGCGCAAGCGGCATTAATTTCTCAGGAGTCACGGTTGGCGGGGTTACCGCAAACCAACTTCTTTACCTTGAGGGCAATGATAATAATGATGTCGCCTTCTGGGTTGCTAATGTGACAACCGGGACAACCGCTGATGTGGTCGTTTCTGTTACCGGCGGCACAATGGAGAAATGCGGCATTGGCATCTGGACAATAAATTCAGCCACAGGTCTTTCTGTTTACGATAGCTACACCGAAGCGGCTACGAGTAGCACACCTTCTGGCTCTGTAAGCTGCCCTGCAAACGGGATTGTTCTTGCAGTCAGCGGAGTTCAGGGTTCGGCGGGTGTTTGCACAATATCATATACTGGAGCCACGGAAGTATTTGACGCCACAATTGAATCTGGAGCGAACGCCAGTCATGCCGGAACGTATGACGAATACTCAACGGCTCAGACCGTCACGATAACAGCGACGGCAAGCGCGGCCACTAACCGTAACTCTCTCGCGGTTGTTGCTCTGAACGGTGCTAATAACTTCAAAACATCAGGCTCACCCACGCAGTCCAGCGACACTTGCACCAACAATGTCGCCACATTAACCCCCTTGG